ATTCGTGAGATTGATGATAGGCACAATGCCCAACCAGTTACATTCGGTCATGCTTGTGATTGGTGTAACCAACACGTTGTGATTCCAACACGTGTACTTGAACTAGCTAAAGCTAAACAATAATAATCAGGAAGGTTTGATGCAGGTTTCTCTCTTACTTGCATCTCCTTCTATTTTCTCCAGGATTACCACCACCACCTTCTCCACCACTAAATCAACGTGGATGTCTCCAATATCTTAGTTAACTAACCTACCACCGTATCTAAACAAAAGGGGTACACTATATCTAGTATGCACTACATAACATATACACAACATATAGTATGTGCAACAAAACGTAACATGTCTACATGCACAAACGCACAATGTTTGTCGCACTTACGCATAGGGGGGTTAAATGTGGGGGGCGGCTTTGTAATGTGTATACACTCTAAAAATATGCTGTTAACTGTGGTACTAAATGTAGTGGTACTATATATAGTGGTGTACCTTTTATGTCTGTTTTAGTCAAGTAAAGTAAACATTGGAAGTACATCTTACCCTGTGTCATCCCTCCCAACCGATAACAAATCTGTTTATGACTTATTTTATATTATGAAGTAATAGGCTGTGACCCTAGTTAACATGGTCCTGCTAGTCCACTTTATTGAAGTTTTATCAAGAATCCTTTTCTAAAAGCAGGAAGAACTCTCTGATTGTGAAATCAATCTACCATAAGTTCTTTACAATTACAAGTTTATGTTATACTTAAAATACAGTTTGCAAAAATAATTCTTTATTCATTGCATACTCCTTTCTGATTGACGACTAATATCGTAACGATAAGCCCTCACGCAAGTGAGGGTTAGTCGTATAAAAAAAAATTTTTTTCACATGCTATGATATATTTATATAAAGGAGGCAAGATGCCAGGAAAGAAAAAGAAAAAGAAAAGAATGCCTAGAAGAGGTTACTAATGCCATATTCTAAATATTCCGCAAAGCAAAAAAAACTAGCAGCAGTAGCTCCACCGAGAGATAAAATTACTGGTGCTGATTTTAAAAAATTAAGGGCTGATGCAAAGAGGAAGAAAAAAAGATAAATGGCAACTTACCAAGGTAAAACAGTAACCTTAAACAAACCATCTAGGATAAGCAAAGGCGAACCTGGACATGGTAGAAAAAAGTTTAAGGTTTATGTAAACGACAATGGTAAGATAAAAAAAGTTATGTTTGGAGACCCAAACATGGAAATAAGAAAGGACAATCCAAAAGCACGTAAATCATTTAGAGCAAGACATAGATGTGATACCGCTAAAGATAAAACTACTGCTAGGTATTGGTCCTGTAAAATGTGGTAAGGAGGGATATGAAAGTAAAAGGCGTAGATGTAAGTAAGTTGACCAAAAGTCAACAAAATGCTATGAAAAAACATTCTAAACACCATACAAAAAAACACATACAATATATGACAAACTCTATGATTAGAGGAACATCATTTACCAAAGCACATAAAAATGCACAAAAGAAAGTAGGAAAATAATGGCAATACCTGAAAGTGCAAAAAAAACATTGAGAGCAAAAGCAAGAAGTTCAGGATATAGTTATGAAAAACTTGCAGCAGTTTACAGAAGAGGACAGGGTGCTTATGTATCTTCAGGTTCTCGTAATGTATCTATGGCTGCTTGGGCAATGGGAAGAGTTAACTCTTTCATTGAAGGTGGTCATAGTCAAGATGATGACATAAAAGGTAAAAGATAATGGCTAGACAAGTAAGTTGGATGTGGGGTGGCAAAAGATACTACGGTACTTTAATACGTGAAACTAAAACACATAAGTTTGCTAGAACAAAAAACGGTAAAATTAAAAAAATAAAAAAATGAGTAAACGTAAACAACCTTATAGGTATGGTGTACCTGCTAAGTATGTAGAAGGTTTGTCACCGTCAGCAGCTAAAAAGAAAGCCGCAGAAATAAAACGTACAGCAAAAGCGTATAGAGAAGGTAAAAAAATAAATTTGAAAGCTGTACAGAAATCAAGAGTGGAGGCAGGTCGAAAAAAGAAACGCACTTGATAATTAATTGCCCAAGGTGCAAAGAACCTTTATTGCCAAGAGATGACATGAAATGTCAAAACAAAAAATGTAAAAATTATGCAAAAAAATAAATTATGTTATGCAGGTGGATGTCACAGACCTTTACCAAAAGGTAGGTCAAAATATTGTAGTGATAGATGTTATAACAGAATCAATATGCAAAAAAAACGTGCAAGAAAAGCAGGTGTCGAATGGACACAAGAAGATGATGAACTTAACATACCTAGTCAAAAAACAAATGTACAGTCTCGTAGAGGTAAAGTTTATAACGACATAGTTGAATCAGGACTAGCAAAAGAAATACTAGAAGAAAAAAATACAATAAAAAATGTTGCATCTATTTTAGAAACAACAGTAGGTGCAGTATCTATGGCATTTTCTGCATATGTAGAAGATTTAAAAATAGAAAAACAAAAAGAAAAATGGTCACTGCCACAAGTTGCAGAAAAAAGTTTACAAGATTTTAAAAATTTTAGAGATAGATATTTTATGACAGAGACAGGTGATGCATACGAGACACCTCAGTTTCACGAAAAATGGATTGAAGAGATTATGAACGCTATTGATACAGGTGGACAACATATGATATTGTCACCACCTCGTCATGGCAAAACAGATTTGTTAATACATTTTGCTGTATGGCTTATTTGTAAAAATCCTAACATACGTATTTTATGGGTAGGTGGTAACGAAGAAATAGCAAAAAATGCTGTTGGCTCTGTATTAGACCAACTAGAAAGCAACGAGTTACTTATAGAAGAGATATGTGGACCAGGAGAAAAATTTAAACCTACATCACGTACAGGTAAGTCCTGGTCACAAAATGGTTTTACAGTTGGCACAAGGACTGTAACAGGAATTAAAAGTCCTACTATGGTAGGTCTTGGACGTGGTGGCAAGATTCTATCAAGAGACTGCGATATTATAATTGCAGATGACATTGAGGACCACAGTTCTACAATGCAACCATCAAGTAGAGAAAACACTAGAAACTGGTGGACTACAACATTATCAAGTCGTAAAGAGGAACACACTGCAATGGTGGTTATAGGTTCAAGACAACACTATGACGATTTATATTCACATCTATCAGAAAACGATAGTTGGACTACAACGATAGAAGAGGCACACGATACAGCTTGTACATTACCTGAAGATGCAGAACATATGGATTGTATGTTATGGGGTTCTAAAAGAACTTACAAATGGTTGATGGACAGGAGACGTGCAGCAGAAACTACAGGTGGTAGAGCTATATACGAAATGGTTTATCTAAACGTTGCAATGCCTGAAGGACTTGCATTGTTTGACAGAATAGAAATAGAACAATGTAGAAATCAAAGTAGAGACATAGGGCAAGTACCTCCAGGTACTAGATTAGTAGCAGGACTTGACCCTGCCTCTACTGGTTATCAAGCAGCTTTTCTTTGGGCTTTTGATACAGAAAACAACAAACTACACATGGTAGATATGAATAACAGTTTGGGTGGTGGTATACCACAGGCACTAAGCATTATCAAAGAATGGTGGATGAAATATAATTTATCACATTGGGTAATAGAAGAAAATGGTTTTCAAAAAGCAATACGACAAGATATAAGCATTAGAGAGTTTGCAGCAACACATGGTATATTTTTGGAAGGACACGAAACACATAATAATAAATTTGACCCTTTGTTTGGTGTTACAGCTATGAGACCAATGTTTGCAGATAAAAAAATTTCTTTGCCATATCTTGGATTTGAGGCACAAGAAAAGGTAAACTTATATACAAGTCAGTTGGTTTATTTTAGTTCTGCAAAGACTAAAAGTAAAACAATAGGTACAAAAACTGATATAGTTATGGCTAGTTGGTTTCCTATGAGAGCAATAAGACGTATGCAAAAAGAACGTTTTGCTGAACTAGGGTACGATTATAGTCCTAGCTTTGAAGGGTACGAACCTAGTAACATGGACTTAGATAGTTGGAGATAAATGCCATTAGATAGCGATACATTATACGACAGAATAGATTATTTGAGACTTTTAAATAAAGATTCAATAATAGATAGGTCACGTATAAGAGACATTATGAATGGTGGAGAATCTGCTGTAAGAGCATTACTAGGTAATACAATAAATGTTGAATACCACGAATTACCTGCACCTAATTTATTTTTAACTGCACTAGAAAGATTTGCACAAAAATTAGGTAGAAGTCCTGATTTAAAAGTTGACATCATAAACGAAAAAGATTCTGAACGTGCAAAGAAAAAATCTGAAAAACTTGAACGTATTGTTATGGCATATGACAAATACCAAAAACTTGGTATGCAGTTACCACAAGTAGGTAGATGGTTACCTGGTTATGGTTTTGTTGTTTGGACAATATCACACAAAAGAGACAAAGATGGTAACCCATATCCGTATGCAGAAATACGTGACCCTTTTACTTGTTACCCTGGTTACTTCGGTAACGACCAACAACCAAAAGAGTTAGCAATAATTACTAGAGTTCCGCACAAGATACTTGCAGAACAATATCCTGATGCTAAAAAATTTATATACGAAAAACCTGATGAAGAAGAGCCATCACCATATGGCGTAATGATGGACTATGGTGATAGATTTAACAACTGGGCAGGTTCTAATGGTGACGGAAAGATTGTTGTTGAATATAAAGATGCAGAGGGAACTTATGTATTTTTACCTGAGAACAGAAAAATTATTGATTTTATGGAAAACCCACTTAAATCAGGACCTTGTTTTGTAATAGCAAAAAGATATAGCTTTGACCAATTACAAAGTCAATTCCAACACATTACAGGTCTTATGGCAAACATGGCAAAAATAAACATATTAGGAACTATTGCTATGGAAGATGCAGTATTTACTGAAACAAACATTGTTGGTGAAATTGAATCAGGGAAATACAGAAAAGGTAGGTTTGCTGTTAACTACCTTGCCCCTGGTTCATCAGTATCAAAACCTGTAAACAATTTACCATATCAGTTATTCCAACAAGTAGATAGATTAGAACGACATTTACGACTAGGTGCAGCTTATCCTGTATCAGATGATGGACAATCTCCAAATGCATTTGTTACTGGTAGAGGATTAGAAGAACTTGGTCAGTCTGCATCATTGCATGTAAGAGAATATCAAACAATATTATCTGATGCACTACAAGAGTTAGATGCAAAAAGACTTGAATATGATGAGGCAATGTTTCCTGGTGTAAGAAAACCTATAGCAGGTTTTCACAAAGGAACAGCTTACAAAGAAACCTATGTACCATCATCAGACATCAAAGAATTTTATACAACAAGAAGAGTGTATGGTGTTATGGCAGGATTTGATGAGCCACAAAAAATTATTACAGGTTTACAGCTCAAACAACAAGGAATTATTGATACACAGACATTACAAGAAAACATGGATGGCTTAGATAATATTACAAAAATACAACAACGTATTAGTGCAGAGAGAGCAGAGACAGTATTGTTTGAAAGTCTCATGGCACAAGCAGCACAAGGTGACCCTAAAGCTACTATGGCTGCAATAGAGATTAGAAAGAATCCACAAAAAATGTCTGCAATATTAGATAAATATTTTACACCTGAGGGTGATGAACCATCACAAGAAGAGTTAGCTATGTTAGGTCAAGGAGGTCCACAGATACCTGGAGGACCTGGTGGTGGATTACCTGGTATAGAACAGGTGTTAGGTGCTTTAGGACAACAAGGACAACCTGATGGATGAACAAGAGATATTAAGTAAATTTTTTGACATTATAAATAGTGAAGATTGGAATGATGATGTCTTTACTGGTATAGAAACTGATAAAATTTTGATGACACAATATATTACAATACCTACACCACATCCTCAAATATTTATGAACTTTGCATTTTCTTTTGAATATAACCCTGACTTAGGAAAAGATTTATATGGCTAATGGAAAATTTAACAGAGGTAGAAAAAATAAAGCGTTACAAGAGGCAACTGATTTAACACAAGCAGGTGCATTTGCAGACATTGTTGCACCTCCAAGAAAAGAGGGCGACCCAACAGGACAGACTACAGCATTAGATGAACAAGCAGGTGCAATATCACCAATAGCTGATAAGCCATTGCCAAGACAACCAAGGCAACCTGTTATACCTTCAGCACCAATAAATTTATCTGCACCTACAAACAAACCAAGTGAGCCTATTACATCAGGAATACCATTTGGTGCAGGTGATAATGGTGCTACACCTTTTGCTACAGATACAGTGAACAATTTTTTGATTGCTGCAAAAAGAGTATTTAACGACCCAATATTTGATGAGCTGCTAGAGGCAGACAATGATATAGGGTGACATGGATTACAGACCTACATTTTATTTACCATCAACGTTTGTAGATGGATTAGCAGAAAAAACAACACAAAACAAAAACGAGATAGCACAGTTTGAAAGGTCTATTACACCTGAACTTGCACAGAACATGGTGGACATATCTAAAACATATCCTACTTTAGACAAAAGACTTGTTGTTTATACAGCTTTGTCAGGTGTGCAATCTGATGATTCCATGCTTTTAGAACTTGCACAAAAGCAAGAAAAAGCTATGGAGAAAAAACAAAGAATAAATATAAAAACAAATGTAAATCCACTTAAACGAGGAACACAACTTGGATTTTTAGCTATGGATTCTGCATTCCAAAATATATCTAAAAACTTTAAAGCATCTGTAGTAGCAGCACAAGCAACAGATACATCACTTACAAAAGCTGTTATTGGTAATACTTTGTCAGGTTTAGTTCCTGGTGATGAATTGACAGAACAAATTAGAAAAACAACATTGGGTAGTGAGTTTAATCAAAAATACAATGAGGCAAAAGATGCGTATGGAGAAACAGAATTTAAAAGAGCATTGGGAGAAATACAAGCAGGTAAACCACTTAACTTAGGTGTTGGTTTTTTACCTAACTCTATTGCGTTAGAAGATACAGACGTATATGTAAAACAGATAAAGTTAGGTAAAAGTCCTACAGAGGCATACAATATTGCTGCTGAGGCATATGGTAGACCTATTACAGAAGAGTTTGAGAGAGACGAGTATCAGTTTAATTATGTTACTAAATCAGGTGAAAAGATACCTATATCTCCTGGTCGTGTTGTAGCTGCACAATTTTCACAAGAAGGCGATATACAATATGCTTTAGCATCAACAATAATTGATGGTGCATTTAGATTGGGTGCAGACCCAATAAACTTGTTACTTGGTTATGGTGCAGCAATTAAAACTGCAGGTAGAAAAGTTGTATCTGCTACAGAAGTTGCACAATACACAGATGATGCAGCATTTTTGACACGAGCATTAAATACTTTTAAACCAACTAAACAAGGTAAAGAGGCTAGAAGATTAACATTTGGTAAAACAGCAGAACAAGTTATGAACTCTAAATGGGGTGATAAGTTTGTTGATGCCATGGTACAAAACGATTCTATTGCTAGATTACGTGATATACCTACATTAAGAAAAGTTGATGTACGTGTATTAGATTTATTTACAAAAATAAAAAACAAAGACGCTATGAAAGAAGTTCTTACAACACTTCTTAAAAATGGTGACTTGTCTGGAATAACAACTGCACCTTACACAGGAGCTGTGATAGGTGATGATTTGGCTAGAGCTGCAATAGAAACTCCTATTACAAAATTACCTATGAGACAATCTGTTGTAGCAGAGCTATCTAATCAAATAGCTAAAAAATTTGCAGGTGCATCTACTGATATTGCACCACTAAGAAAAGCTATAGGTGGTTTGTTATCTAGTAAAGATGACCCATTCAGAGGTTTGATTGGTATTGGTGGCACGTTAAAAAATGCATTACCACAAAAAGTTACAAGATTGTTTGATTTAGCACCTAGTAGGTTTGCATCAATAAGTTATTTAAATGAGACAATAGAAAACATAGACGCAATACTTGTTACAGCAAAACAATCTGCAAAAGTTAGAGATGATTTTACCCAACAGTTGTTAGATGCAACAACACAACGTGATATAGAAACTATTGTTATGAAACTAAACAAACGTTTAGGTAAAGAAATAATAAAAGAAAATCCTGATTTAGTAGGTGACGAAAAACTTATAGATGAAGTATTTACTTTTGTAAATAATGAAATAGCAGAAAAAAGAAAATACATGTATGACAGTGATGGTAAAGCATTGGCATTCCCTGGTACAAAGTTTGATGATATAACACAACAAGTAGTAGATGACGAGATAATAAGTTCATCAAGGATTGCAGTGCCTACTGCTTTTTCATTAGGACAGTTTACAGAAAACTTTGTTCCGCTAGTTGATTACAAAGAGTTAGGCACTGCTTTTTCTGATTTTAGAAGATTAGTAGGACCAAGTGATAGTAAGTTAAACAAGTACATATCTAAAACTTGGAATGACCCTAATCGTGGAACAACAGAAAAAATTATAGAACAATTAAAAGTTCCTAAAACAACATTAAAACAAAACTATCAAAAGAATAAAAAAACACTTGCACCACCAAACTTTTTTATATCTTTGTATGACGATTACATAATGCAAAGAATATTGAAACCATTATGGATGATTAGACCTGCATTAGCTACTAGAGTGCCAGGAGAGGAATCATTACGTATTGCTTTTTATGGTGGACCAAATGTATTTACACATCCGTTGTTACTTGCATCTATGAAATCAAAACCACAAAAATTATTAACAAAAAATGACCCTACTATAGTTGAATTGACTGGTGGACTAGGAGAACAGTTATTTGCTACAAGAATACTTAGTGATGAGATAGATGAAGTAGCAGAGTTGTTAGGAACAGAGTTTATGCAAAAAAATATTGCAAACTTAAAATATGATGAAATACAACAAATAATAAAAACATTACGTCTTAATACAAACATGTCAGGACAAGTTGGTGATTCGTTTTTACAAAATGCTATTGATGGTAAAGATGCTACAACGTTTGCTTATGATGAAATTGTTGGACAACTTAAAACTTTAGGTACACAACCTTATAATTCACGTGCTGCACAAACATTAACAAATAATATTGAATTAAGAGACATACCAAGTGTTTTACCTTTTGTAAATTTAACAAATGTTGTACCAGGAAACATAAGCGTTATACCAAATAAATTGTATAGACAAGTGTTTGATGTAACAAACAATGATGAAATGAGACAAGCTATACAAAGTTATACAACTAATCCTGAAATACAAAAACAATTAACTAAAAAAAATCACAATATAACAATACAAAAAGCAGGTAGTAATTTAATTATGAACGTAAGTATGACTTTAAATACAGGTGCAAATTTTGATAGAGGACTTAAAAATGCATTGTCTATAGCCATAAAAGCACATACACCAAAAATTTATATAAGAAAAGATTTGTGGGCTGAATTACCACCAGGACATCCTATAAAAAATGTTGCAAAAGAATTAGAAGATGTTTATGAGATAAGAGTTTATCCACAACCTGATGCACGTATAGATAATACAAATTTTGAATCTATTGTAAACAAAGAAATTATGGAATATGTTTTTGAACAAAATTTTGAGGTAGCTAGAAAAATTGTACAGAAAAAAGGTGGCTATGCAAATGCTGCACCATCAGGTTCATTTTTTAACACAGATAGATATTATGTAGAAACAATGGCTAACTCTACATTAGCAAAAGCATTAAGACCACAAGGTCGTGCAAGAAATGCTGCAGCAGATTTTTACATCATGGTAAATAAATACGAACCAGGTAGTACAACAATAAATCCTGATTATTACAGAGGATTTTTTCACGAAATACTTAATAAATCAAAAGACCCACTGTTTGTTACTGTAGCTAGAGATGGTGCTGATAAAGCATTTGATTATTTTAAGAACAATCCACAAGGTAAAAAATATATACAAGAACTTATAAACAGAAGTGATGACCCTGATGTTCGTGCTGTTTTAAATAATGATGACAAATTACTTTCTTATATAAAAGCAACAGAGTATGAGATTGCTAGATTGTCAGGTGCTAATAAAAAAATATTAAGAGGTGGCAGAGAAATATCAGAACAAGATGCAAGAGAGATTGTTGGATTAGAATATCCTGATTACGAGTCTGATATATTTGGTAGTGGTGGTCAAACAATACGTAATTTTATAGCTAATGGTGGATATGTAAATGGTGAAGATTATGTAGAGTTATCACAAAAATATGCTATTAATTCAAGCGGTGAAAAATATATATCTAAGTTTTATGAAAAATTACAAGAAGTATTTAAACAAGATTTAGTTGATTTAGATTTAGGTCCAAGAAACATTGCTTTTAACAACAACCCATCATTAACACGTGCAGGTGCAACTATAGATACTGCTGTAAAAAGATGGGATGATGTTTTACAAAAAGGTTACAATACATTTTTAACAAGACCATCAGACTTTTTAAATCGTGACCCATTTTTTAGATGGTCTTTTTACACACTAGCTGAAGATATTATGCCCTACATGACACAAGAGGTAAAAGAACAGTTTGTTGTGGGTGCAAAGACATGGGTTGATGGTAGTGATTTATACAAAAATTTAGTTAGAAAATCTAAGTTACCATCCGAAGAAAATACTATTACAAGTCTTGAACAAGCAGAAACTTTGTTGAAATATAAAGCTATGGAAGAAGTAAGAAACTTATTGTATGCAAGTTCTAACAGACATGTCTTATCTGATGTAATGGCATCTTATGTGCCATTTCCTGAGATATGGCAAGAGGTTATAAAGACTTGGGGTAAATTACTTGCAGAGAATCCACAAAAGTTTAACAGAACAAGAATAGCTGTAGATAGAGGTAAAGAGGCAAAACCTTGGGATACTGATAATGCATTCTTTACAACAGACCCTGTAACAGGCGAATTGTTATTTAATTATGTGGATGTTATGCATGTAGCGTCATTTGGACTTACAGCTTTACCTGGTGCGTTTGGTTTCAAACCATTACAATCAGGATTGTTAGGTTCTGATTTAGAGGATGAAGGTGTACGTGTAAGACCTTATGGATTTTTAGAAGGACTTAACTTAATATCTGCAAATGGTTTTTCACCAGGTTTTGGTCCTATTGTTACATTTCCGTTTAAGGTTTTAACAAAAATAGCTACAGCACCAAAAGTACTAACTGATTTTATACTTGGAAACTTTGAGCAACCAGGTTCACAACCAAACTTGATTAATGAGTTACCTGCATGGGCAAAAGGATATTTTAAAGCTATTCCATTTACACAAGAGGCAACAGAAGAAATAAATGCGTCATACTCCAAGACTGTTATGGATTTGTTTACATTATATTATTACGCAGGTAAATGGACACCTGATGATGAACAGAGTGTAAAACTTGCAATGCAAGAGGCTGAAAGAGCAGCAGCAATGCATTGGTTAATTAGAGGCACAGCATCTGCAGCATTCCCTACATCTATACAACCTAGATATGAGATAAAAGATAAGAATGGTGCATGGTGGACTATGCAAGTATTAGGTCAAAAGTATCAACAAATGTTAGAGGCTAATCAATATGATTACTATGTAACATCACAACAATTTATACAACGCTTTGGATTAAATCCAATACCACTACGACAATCATCTACAGTCAAAAAAGGTAGATTCCCTGTTAAAAAAGAATCTTATGCGTTTTGGCAAAAAACAGAAAACAAAGAGTTACTAGAAAGAAAACCATATACAGCAATACACTTGTTTCCTGACAAAGTAGATGATGAGTTTTCTTTACCTGCATTTATGGCAGGTGGTGAGGTATTAGACCCTACTGCATATGAAAGAGCTACAAAACAATCTCTTTTACAATTTGAGTTAGAAAATATAAAAGAAGAGTTGAACAATGATAAAACATTGACATCAGCAGCAAGAAAAGAAAGATACTCTGCTATCAGAGCTGAAAAAGAACAAGAGTATGGTGTTATATCATATGGTCGTCTTGGTGATGCAGTAGAACAAGCAGACAAGTATCAAATCATATTAGAACTTAGAGATTGGAAAAATGAACCACTATTAGCTGCAACACCTGAATATCCGATACTAGAAAAATTTATAGAAGAGTATGACAGAGCTATAGATGTAGTGCTAAATGGTGGTGAATTTAGAGGTGTAAGGATTAAGAAAGGTGGAATACCAGGTAAAACTGCTGCTACACTAAGTGGTACAAGCCCTGAGATAGCTGACATTAGGACTGAGCTTGACGCATATGCAAGAGAACTTGCATTGCAAAATGAAGATACAGAATGGATTAGTATATACTTAGGAAGTTTTTGGAAAGAATTAGATAATAGAAGGTATTTGAAGTGACAACAGAGAAATCGCAAAATCAAATAGATGATTACTTAAATTCTTTAGATGATAGTAAAAACTATCCTGCTGACTTTGCATCTTTTATATCAGAGATAAATAAAAGAATATTTATACCTATACGTATAGAACGAGAAAATGGAGATGTATCAGCAGAAGATTATTCATTAAGTTATTTATTAGGTTTACCAGGAGAGGGAGATATTGGTTTTGCTTTTGGTGACAACCTTATACCTTACAGAGAAGATTTATTAAATCCATCTGATTTAGAGGCATACTTTAATGCATTAGAAGGTTATTTAGCACAAGAAATAAAACCTACAGAATCTACACTAGGCACACCAGGAACAAGTCAACAAAATATAACTTACAATGCATTAGCAGATAATTCTGTTGCACAAACTATTTATACAGATATTCTTGATTGGAATACAACATCTACAGATACTGCAACATATAATTTTGATAATCCGAAAGTTATGGGTGTTGTTGCACAACCTGCAAAAACGCAAGACCAAGAAACAGGTGAGTTCTTTTTTAGGTCTAAAGATTATTACGTAGGACCTAATACAGCAATAAATGAATTAGACGAGTATGTTGATGTTGCTACAGGAGAAACAAAAAAATTTAATGGTGAACCACTAAAACCTATATTTAGAATAGGTGCTGCATCTGCATTATTTGAAGGTCTAAGTCAAGAAAAAATATTTGAAATACAACAAGATTTAGCTGCAGTTGGTTTAGATTTAGGTTCTTTTGCTTTTGATGCAGGTAACGTAAATACAACAATACGTGGTGCAGAAGTAGACTTTGTTGCATTATTGATGACAGAGGCAAATGAGTTAAATAGTTTATTTCCTGAATTAAATCTTATAGATAAAAATGCAGGTACATTGTATGGACAATTAAAACCTTACATTGAGTATAAAAAACAAAACATAGAAGAAACAAATCTTTTTGTTGATAAATTAGGTAAACAATTTGCAGGAGAGATTGTGCCACCAAACGAGGCAGAGATAAAAAGTGCTATTGATAGTGTGTTTATTGCAAATAAAATAAATCCAACTGCTGAAGATTATGCAGTTTATGGTGCAGTATTTACAAGTTTACAATCAAAAGCCGCAGCAAGACAAGCAGAAATAGATAGAAATAAACTTACATTAGCTGATGTTATAGGTCTTGGTACAACATATGATTCTACTACAGAGATTGGACCATACACTTATGGTGGTTTTGGAGTATCACTACCATCACCTGAAGAGGCAAGAAAAGAATTAGGTAAGCCTTTACTACCTACTATTGATGTAGAGTTTGAATTAAATAAAATTGTAGAAGAGCGAGAGGCAGGAAGAATAGATGCAGCAAAAGAAATAATTGCTAGAACTGCACAAGCTGCAGCATTTAAGAAAAATTTTATGGTGTTTGAGGAGAACTTTTAATGTATAACGCACAACAACTTTATCAATTTTTACAATATGCTAAACAATATTTAGATGGTCAAGAGTTTGAGTATAAGACTGGAGATAAATTTTTAAATCCAAACAACGAAGAGGATTTACAAAAACTTATAGGTATTGCCTTAGCAGAACATAGAACAGGTAATAATACAACTGATGGTATGGCAAAGAATACACCAGGTGATGCAGGAACATCAAGAGGTCCATGGCAGATACGTGGAGAAACAAACTGGAGCAGTGTTCTTAGAGAATATGATATTTTTGATAGTTTTGATAATTTAGACGAGGCTTTGGATGACCCTGGACTAAATGCAATAGCAGCAGTAATTATTGCAAACTATGACGTAGGTGAGAGAAAAGGTATAGATAACTGGAGTACAGCTATGGATGATACTTTTGGTATACAATCAGGAACAGGTCCATTTGTAGAGGCTGCAAAAAATTATGATGCAGGTCTTATAGAAATACCAACAAGAACTTTTGATGCAGAAGGTAATGCAACACCAATACCTGATGAGCCAAGAGCTGATGGTCAAACACAGACACAAACACCACCTGTAGTAAATGATAAATTATCTATAAAAAGCATGAGAGGTTTCTTGAAACAAGCACAACAAGGTAGTGTATTTAATAATCAAGAAGATTATGCATTTAAACAAGGTAGAAGTGTTGGTTTGTTATCAGGTAGTAATATTAACAATCAACATAAAAAATTATTGGAAGATGTAAACATAGCTGATTTATCAGACGCACAAGTTGTTAAATTATATTCAGATAACATACATAAATACATAGCATACAATACAACCATAAAAGGTGTTGGTATGCAAGGTGATGGACAAAACGTTGTAGATAATATAAAAGATAATGTATATAAAAAAGATGATGTTTTTTATGATGTAAGAACTGGTGAGATAATAAATGGCAATCAAGCAAATGCAAGAGTAAGAGGTAACAAAACTTTTTTTTATCAACAGTTTATAAACGGTAAAGAATCAGACCCATTAAATCAATTAAGTTCTGTGTATAGATATTTGTTTAACACTACACATAATTTTATTCCTGTAGAAGATGCTATGACTACACCTGACACTACTATTAGAAGTCCTGGAACAGGATTTCCAGTAAACAGAGGACAGTTTTTAGAAGAATTTAATAATACAAGATTTCCAAAAAGACCAGGACAAAACCTTGGTGAAGGAGTAGCACAACAAAAAGCTGCACCTACATTTTTAAATAACTTAGAAAAAATATTGAGAATAAAAAAAGGTAAAGTAAAACCAGGTGAAAAACCTGAGTTAACAAATAATGCTAGGGATTTTCTAGGTGGTAGATAGTGGATGGCTTACAAGAGTATTTAGATAATAACCCACAATTAAAAGAATATGTAAAAGATGGTGTAATACTTTGGGATAAACTCGGTGTCGATATAGACGAAGAAAGAAAACAACCTGATTATGATGATGACTTAACTTTGTTTATGAGTATGACTGTATTTATATAATGGCTACGTTTGATGAATTATTACAAAAGTATGATAGTTGGGAGTTTAGGTCTACTGCTTTTGAATATGTAACAGATAAATATAGAAGAGATGATGGAACAGATATTTACAATTATATTCAAATTACATTTGACGATATATCTGAACGAAATATTAGTGCTGATAATATAAGAAAATTAAAAGATATAATAAACGAGTTTGTAGATAATGGTATTGCAGTAATTTTTCAAGGTAGCCAAAGTTCTTTATCTTCATTATTAAAAGAAGATACTGTTGGTGATAGGGGTGCAGTAAAACAAATTGTAAAAAATGATATACCAAGAAGTTATAACATACCAAATCCTAAAGTCCAATATGTATATTTACCTGATGGCATAGATGTACAAAAACAAAAATTTTTAACAAAATATAAAGAAAGATTAAAAAATATAGGTGGAGGTGTTATTGATGATATTGATTTAAAACCATTATATCCAGGTGGACCATTGTTTGCTAAAAGTGCAAAAGATGCAGAAAATTTAAAAATATTTTTTAACGATTTATTTAATAGTCCTATTTCAAATGCAATATTACGTAGTGCAAAACTATCGTCTGAGATAGTAGGAGGAGGCAAAAGTGGTAAAACAAAAAGAATATACAAAGGTGGAATAGCAAAATATTTTTCTAAAATACAAGACGACCCAACAGAAGGTATACGTAAATTACAAAGAGACCCAGGTTACACAATAGGTTTGTTTGCAGAAATAGATGGAGAAAAAATACCTGTATCTATGTTTTACGAGCATACTAGAGGCACAAATTATCAACCTTATATAGATGGAAGGTACAATAGATTAGCAGGAAGATTAGAAATTGTACATAGTATATTAGATTCTGCTCCTGATGCTGTAGAAGGTTTTTTTCCTGACCCTTACTATTCGTACAACAAAGAATTAAATAATTATGTAATTCAAAATGGTGGAGATTTTAAACGAATAAAATCAGCAGGATTAATGAGACAAGTCACTAAATGGTTTCAAGGTTTTTTAAGAACAGCAGATTTAGCTAATATGATTGTAACAAATTCACCTGCTAATCCACAAGTTGCTAATTTTTATCAACTTGGTGGATTTATATTCAATACTGGTTCTAGTGAGATAGATTCAAGCAAAAGTATGACAAGATTTCCTGATAGTACAAGACCTACAAAAGATAACTCTTTAGTAAAATTAAATAGACACAGTGACTTTAAAATAGATACAAGTGATATTACATCAAATATTTATGGTCAACCTGAAATTGGAGATGTTCCAAGAGCTATAAAAAATAAAAATTATCCAAATATTTTAGATTCAGAAAGACACAGAATATTAATTAAAATGTATAACAATCCTGGAAATGCAAGAATACAAAATTTAGACTTTATGACACAAGCTGTGTTTGGTACTAGATTAGGTCTTGATGGTGCTGTTGGATATTCAAGAGATAATCCAACTAAATATTTAGTAAACGAAGATACTGTTGCATCTATCAATGCATACGCACAATCAGATGAAGGTAGAAAACATATTCTAAGAACACTTTTAAGTTCCGATTATTTAGAAAGTTATACAGGTATAAATCCTGAAACTATTAGTGCAGAAGAAAAAGATTTGTTTGAATTTAGACAGAAAACATTTGTAGGTACAGATGTAGATGCTTTTCCTTATAGATTCATAAAAGAATTACAAGAAACAGGATTTGAAGATGGTTTTAACTTACAACAAAGAAGT